TCTTGATTTTGCTGATGGGTCTGCGTTGGGTGATGATGAATCTGGCAACAACAACGACTTTACGCCTACTGGACTTGCGGCAACAGATGTGGTGTTAGACAGCCCTACGAATAATTGGTGTACATACAACTTTATCCTTAATACATCAATAGTGTTAAGTGAGGGCAATTTGGCTGCAACTAATTCTGCGGGTGCATGGCACGCTACGTCTGGAACTTTTTATGTTTCAAGCGGTAAGTGGTATTGGGAAGTCAGAAACTCTGGTGGCGTTTATCAGATGATTGGTATTGTTTCGGATAGTTTCGATGGTTATGCGGACTATATAGGGAAAACGTCAGACTCTTATAGCTACTATAATTATTCAAACGATTCTTCTGCTAGGAAATACAACAACAATACCGCAACCATTTATGGGGACAAATGGGTTGCGGGTGACATTATAGGCGTAGCCTTAGATTTAGACGCTGGGACGCTTACTTTTTATAAAAACAATACCTCACAAGGCACAGCCTTTACAGGAATTTCTGGGACTTATGCTCCAGCCGAATGTCAATGGACATCTAGCGCAGTTGCAAACTTTGGTCAGGACAGTTCTTTTGCTGGCAATGAGACAGCACAGGGTAATAAAGACGCCAATGGCAACGGTGACTTCTATTACAGCCCACCGTCTGGCTTTTTAGCCCTT